TTTTGATGAAGTAATGAATGTTGATGACAATGCAATGTCAGGCAGTAGTTCTGATTACAACACAATTAAAGATAATATTCAATACAAATCAAATAATAGATGAAGATAGCAATTATAACTGATACTCATTTCGGTGCTAGAAAAGGTTCTAAACATCTTCATGAGTATTTTGAAAAGTTCTATACTGACATATTTTTCCCTGCCTTAGAAGAGCATAAGATAGATACTGTCATTCATATGGGAGATATATTTGATAGTCGTAAGTCAATCGACTATTATAGTTTAGAGTGGGCAAAGAGAGTTGTATTTGAACCTCTTAAAAAATATAAAGTATATGCAATCACTGGAAATCATGACTGTTACTATAAGAATACAAATGAAATAAACTCACCTGAGTTATTACTAGATGATTATCCGAATATAATTACACACTCAAAAGCAAAAGAAATTGAAGTAGATGGTTTAAATATTCTTCTTTTACCTTGGATTAATGTGGAAAATTATGACGAGAGTAAAAAAATGATTGATGAGTCCACCAGTAGAGTGGCAATGGGTCATTTAGAGATTAACGGATTCAAAGCTACCCGTGGTCATATGATGGAAAGTGGTATGGATACAAGTGTCTTTGATAAATTTGATGCAGTTTACTCAGGTCATTTTCATACTAGATCTACAAATGGTAAGATACATTATCTTGGAAATCCATATGAGATGTTTTGGAATGATGTAAATGATACCAGAGGATTTCACTTCTTTGATACAGAAACCTGTATTCATACTCCAGTCGATAACCCATATCAACTATTTCACAACATTTATTATGAGGATACTCCGTATCAATTGTTCGATGCAAGTTCATATAAAAGTAAAATAGTTAAAGTTATTGTTCGTAAGAAATCAAACCCAAAAGAATTTGAAAAGTTTATTGACAAGTTGTATGGTATCGGTGTTGAAGACCTTAAAATCATTGAGAACTTTGATATACAGGTTGGAGATGAGTTTGATATTGATGAAGATGAGAATACACTTTCTATTTTAAATAGATATATTGATGATAGTGATTTTGAATACGATAAAAATATTATTAAAAATATATTTAAAGATCTTTATAGACAAGCCTGCGAGGTAGAGTAGTGTATCTACTTACATTAAAAACTAGAAAAGACGATGGTGCTTATGCTGTGCAAGATAAGCATGGTGATAAAGTGCTGTTTCTTTTTGAGGAAAGTGATGATGCTGAGAGATATGCTATGATGCTAGAAGATGATGAACAATATGAAAAAGAGATGGCAGTTGTAGAAGTTGACGATGAGCTTGCCATAAAGACCTGTAGGATGTATAATTACAAATATACTGTGATTACACCCGACGATTTCGTAATACCCCCTCAAAATGATAACGTTTCAAAAGATTAGATGGAAAAACTTCCTGTCAACAGGAGACCATTGGAGTGAGATAGATTTTCAAGGACATACTACTAACCTAGTTGTAGGAACAAATGGTTCTGGAAAATCCACTATGTTGGATGCCTTGACATTTGGGTTATTCAATAAACCATTCCGTAAGATTAATAAATCTCAATTGATAAACGCAACCAATGAAAAGGATTGTGTCGTAGAGGTAGAGTTTACTGTCAATAACAAAGATTATCTTGTTAGAAGATCTATTAAACCAAATAAGTTTGACATTGAAGTTAATGGAACCTTATTACATAAGGAATCAGATGATAGATTAAATCAAAAGAAATTAGAAGAAAGTATATTAAAGGTAAACTATAAGTCATTTACTCAGATTGTTATATTAGGAAGTAGTAGTTTTGTTCCTTTCATGCAATTGTCTACAAGTAATCGTAGAGATGTGATAGAAGACTTATTAGATATTCGTATCTTCTCTGCAATGAATACCTTAATTAAAGAAAAGATTCGCACAGAGAAAGAAAAGATAAGATCTTTAGATTTGAAGAGAGATAATATCAAGGATAAAATATCAATGCAAGAGAATTTTATCAAAGAGTTAGAGGAACAGGGAAAGAACAACATCACTGAGAATGAAAAGAAAAGAGATAAGTTAGGTGATGAGGTTTGTGTTCTTATTATGCAAACTGAAGGATTGGAAGATGATGTATATGGACTCACTGAGGAACAAAAGAAACTTACTGGTGCAGGTGAAAAGTTATTAAAACTTAATACACTTAAAGGAAAATTATCCAATAAGGTATCAACTCTTACCAAAGAGCACAAATTCTTCACTAAAAATAGGGTTTGCCCTACTTGTACACAGGACATAGAAGAAGAGTTTCGCTTAAATAAGATCGGTGACGTTGAAGAAAAGGCATCAGAACTCAAAAAAGGATACGAAGAACTGGAGAGTAGTATCAAATCTGAGCAAGAACGAGAACGTCAGTTTAACAAATTAACACAGGAGATTTCTAAACTCAACAATGGCATTTCTAAAAACAATACTCAAATTTCAGGTTTTCAACGACAAATCAGAGATTTGGAATCAGAAGCTAAAAGATTTACCGAACAACTTGCGAATAGAAGTACTGAAAATGAAAAACTAATAGAGTTTAATTCAAGTCTCCAAACAACATTAGAAGAATCATCCGATAGAAGAGAAGAGGTCGTGTATCATGACTTTGCGTATTCTCTTTTAAAGGACGATGGTGTAAAGACTAAAATAATCAAAAAATATTTACCTTTTATAAACCAGCAGGTAAATAGATACTTACAATTAATGGATTTTTATATTAACTTCACATTAAATGAGGAGTTTATTGAAACTGTAAGATCACCAATACACGAAGATTTTTCATACTCATCATTTAGTGAGGGTGAGAAGATGCGTATTGACTTGGCACTTTTGTTTACTTGGAGAGAAGTAGCTAGAGTTAAAAACTCAGTAAATACAAATCTTTTGATTATGGATGAGATCTTTGATAGTTCTCTTGATGGATTTGGTACAGATGAATTTTTGAAAATTATTCGATTTGTAATCAAAGATGCAAATGTATTTGTTATATCACATAAAACAGAACTACACGATAAGTTCAACAGTGTGATTAAATTTGATAAAGTAAAGGGATTCAGTCGAATCGTTTCGTGACCAGTTGATAAAGTGTCCACTCAACCCTACTAACCATAGGGTTAGGTTGTATACTGGATATATCAGATAAGAAACCACCATGCAAATCAAACACGAAGTTAAAGGACAACTTGCTAGATTACTTGCAACAGAAGATTTAATTGTAGAACATAGATCAGTTGATACTGCATCATTCAATGTAGGAACTCGTGTATTAACACTTCCAACTTGGGACAATGCAGGAGAGGAAGTTTATGATACATTAGTTTGTCACGAAGTTGGTCACGCACTTTATACTCCAGATCAAGAGTGGTGGTTAGATAATGAGATATCACACTCAATCGTGAACATCGTAGAAGATGCACGTATTGAGAAGTTAATGAAGAGAAGATATGGTGGTTTATCTAAAACCTTCTTCAAAGGTTACTCTAGTCTCTCAGAAGAGGACTTCTTTCAATTAGATGGTAAAGATCTTACTAAGTTCAATCTTGCCGATAGAATCAATTTATACTACAAGGTTGGTAATTTTACTGATATCCCTTTCTTTAGTAATGAAGAAACATTTTTGATGAATCGTACTGGGTTGACTGAAACATTTGATGATGTATTAGAAGTTGCCAAGTTAATCTTTGAATACTGTAAGGCAGAAGCAGAAAAGAAAAAAGCAGAAGAAGCAAATATGCAAGCTAATGAAGAGTCAGATGGTTCACTTGAAAATAATACAACATTAGGTCAGTCTAATAATGAACCTTCTATGGAAGAGGATTCAAATGGTGAAGATGGTGAAGAGCAAGAGATGCAAGTTACAGAATCAAATTCTGGATCATCTGGTGGCATTCAAGGTGGAGAAGAGTGTGGTGAGATTGAAGCAGAGACAGATGAAATGTTTACAAACTCACTTAAAGAATTATCTAATCTCACTAGCAATGAAACTAATTATATTGAAGTACCACAAGTCAACCTAAAACAATTTATTATTGACAATCAAAAGATTCATAATGATATGGTTACTGAATGGGAAGGGGAAGAGAAAAAATGGAAAGAAGATTACTTAGAAAGACTTGCAAAGAATCCTAACATTGCGAAATTCTATGAAGATACTCGTAATGGAGAAAAATTCAATCCAATGAATATATTTGAAAGAGTGGATACAGAATTCATTCAGTTCAAAAAAGAAGCACAAAAGGAGGTAAACTATCTTGTCAAAGAATTCGAGTGTAGAAAATCAGCAGCAGCATATGCTCGTGCTACTACTAGTCGTACTGGTATTCTCAATACAACTTTACTACACACTTATAAATTTAATGAAGACTTATTCAAAAAAGTCTCAGTAATACCTGATGGTAAGAATCACGGTCTTATATTTTTACTTGATTGGTCAGGTTCAATGCATAATGTATTGATGGATACTATTAAGCAGTTATTTAATCTTGTATGGTTCTGTAAAAAAGTAAATATACCCTTTGAGGTTTATGCTTTTACAAACAATTATCCAACACCAAATCGTGGAGAGATTGAGCAGAAAAATCTTATGTTACATATGGATAATCAATTCTCTTTAATGAATTTACTCACAAGTAAAACAAGAGCAAAGGATATGAATAATCAGATGAGAAACATTTTTAGATTAGGACAATACTTTGATCGTCGTGGTGCATACTACAATTGCCCAATTGGTATGAATCTATCAGGAACACCTTTAAATGAAGCAATGGTTTGCTTACATCAAATACTTCCTCAGTTCCAAAAAGAGAATGGTCTTGAGAAAGTTCAATGTGTTGTGTTAACTGATGGAGAATCTCAAGCAATCAGATACAATCGTGAAATAGTAAGAGATTGGGAATCAACTCCATATATGGGTACATCATATCTAAATGGTAATTGTTATCTTCGTAATCGTAAGACAGGTTATGTTTATGCGTGTAAAGAAGATATGGGATATTATGGAGATATTACAGATATGTTACTTGAGGATTTACGTCAATCTTTTCCAGACACAAACTTCATAGGTATTAGATTACTTCCCAATGGTTGGGCAAGTTCTTTTATTCGTAAGTATGAAACTGATGATCTTAGGTATCAGCAAGATTTGAATCACTGGAAAAAGCATAAGTCAATCTCACTCAAAGGTTCTGGATACCATGTGTACTTTGGATTATCCTCTACTGCAATTGGTAATGATACTGATTTTGAAGTACAGGAAGATGCTACTAAAGCTCAAATCAAAAGAGCATTTAACAAGAGTCTTAAAGGTAAAAAGATGAATAAAAAGATTCTTTCCGAGTTTATAGAGTTGGTTGCGTGACAATTAACAAAGTGTCCACTAGGGGGTTACGACCCCCTTTTTTAATGTTATTATTAGTATATAAATAAATCACCACATCATGACTCACATACCATTCACAATCAAAATGACTACCGAAGAAATCGTTTCAAAATTGAAAGCATCCTTCGGAACAGAGTTTACAGCAACTGATATTAAAGCATTCTGTGCTATGAATGACATTGGATATGCAACAGTAACAAAGAGACTAAAGAATTTTAAAACAGAAAAAGGAAAGTGGAATCTTGAAGTTACAACTGCAGCAGTTAAAAACATTGAAAAATCTTTTAGTTCACCTGCAGTTCTTCCTCAAGTAGAACAAAACTTAGTTCCTGAGAAAGATTCTACATTTGTAAAGTTTGGAAATTTCCCAGACATTAAAAAGATTATTGCTTCTAAGTTATTCTATCCTACTTTTGTTACTGGTCTATCAGGTAATGGTAAGACATTTGGTATTGAGCAAGTGTGTGCCCAACTAGGAAGGGAGTTAATCCGTGTCAACATCACCATCGAAACAGACGAAGACGATCTTATTGGTGGGTTTCGTCTTGTTAATGGTAATACTGTTTGGCACAACGGACCTGTGGTTGAAGCTCTGGAAAGGGGAGCTATCCTACTTCTAGATGAGATTGACTTAGCATCTAATAAGATACTTTGCTTACAACCAGTTCTTGAAGGTAAAGGATTATTCCTCAAGAAGATTGGTAGATTTGTTCAACCAAAAGCAGGTTTCAATGTTGTTGCAACAGCAAACACAAAAGGTAAGGGATCTGATGATGGTAGATTCATCGGTACTAACGTATTGAATGAAGCATTCCTAGAAAGATTTCCTGTAACCTTTGAGCAAGCATATCCTGCACCTGCTCACGAGATAAAGATACTTAACAATGTTGCATCAACATTAGGTGTTAATGATACTGTTTTCTGCAAAAGACTTGTAGATTGGGCAGACATCATTCGCAAGACATTCTATGATGGTGGTATTGAAGAGATTATCTCTACTCGTAGATTAGTACACATACTTCGTGCATTTGCTATCTTTAAGAATAAAGAGAATGCAATCAAGGTTTGCATCAATCGTTTTGATGATGAAACAAAGCAGTCATTCTTGGAATTATATGATAAAGTAGATGCAGACTTTGAGATTACAAAAGATGAAACACCTGTGGGATAATTATAGAAGTTCTTTGTTCTCTATATTTCCTAATCTGGAATATAGAGAAACATGGGCAAGGTGGGAAGCCAAAGGCACTTCATTAATTGCTAAGACATATTCAACCGATTACTTTATCAAAGCAAGAGAAGTTGATATATGGAGTGATAAATCTTCTATCTACAACAATATCATCTATCCAAAGACAGGTAGCAATCTTCCTTGTTTTGGTATGGACTTGATGGGATTCTTTGAAAAGAAAATAATTATTGTATTTGATTTTCAACACCCAAAAGAAAAATATCCTTTCTCCGTTGATGGTTTACCAAAGAGTGATGGAGACTATCGTTTCTTTGAACCTGGTAATCATTTCTCTGATAATATCTACATTGCAAAATGCACTGCTGATGAGGTTGATGAACATCTTGAAATGTTTACAACCTACTTGACAAAGTACAAGGAGATGATAGAATTAGAGAAACCTACTGGAAAAGATACCAGTGAATATAAAGACTTTGATGCATATATGACTAAACTTGATCCTGTAGCAGGATATCTGTCAGGTAAGTTTGGAAAAGAAAAAGCAGAGAGTCTAGTAAACGATTTTCTTTTTACTTATGGATAAATCAAAAGGAAGGTGGGGAGGAAGTCCACGACAAGAGTTTGTAGAAGATGATGGTCTGGATTATGAAGTTAATTATTATGGTGACTACATGGCAGATGTAGATGACCAAAGAGCACATCATTTTTCAACAGAATTAACAAAAGAAAAAATGGATTACGAACCACAAAGAAACAATCAATACAAGTATCATGAAGAAGAAATTCTAAAAGATATTGAAGAATATGTTGCAAGAACATATAACGGACATTACACAGGAACAAAACATGAGTTCCGTAAAGTACAAACAATTGACTTAATGGCAGCAAGAGATATTGCAGCGCAGTTTTGTCAAGCAAATATCTTAAAATATGGAAGTCGATATGGTAGTAAGAATGGTAGAAATAAAAATGACTTGCTAAAAGTCATACACTATGCTATGCTACTATTACATTTTGATGGGCACTATGGCGAACCATCAATGCCTTCTGGCAACTTTGATCAAATGCCTTAACACATAATGAATTTAAAAGAAAGAACTATGAAATTATCTGACAGCACACTGACTGTTCTTAAAAACTTTGCAGGTATTAACAATTCAATCCTTGTTAAAGAAGGCAATAAATTGAGAACAATATCTGTTGCTAAGAATATTCTTGCAGAAGCAAATATTACAGAAGAATTTCCTCGTGATGTTGCAATCTATGATCTTAATCAATTTCTTAACGGTCTTGGATTACACTCAGATCCTGATTTAGATTTTAGTCCAGATTCATATATTACAATCAAAGAAGGAAAGAGAAGAGTAAAATATTTTTACGCAGATCCACAGGTAATTATTGCACCACCTGAGAAAGAGATTACACTTCCTACTGAAGATGTGTGTTTTCAATTAGAGAGTTCTTCATTAGATAAACTACTTAAAGCAGCTGCAGTATATCAATTACCAGATCTATCTGCGGTTGGTGAAGCAGGTGTTGTTAAATTAGTTGTAAGAGATAAGAAGAATGATACATCTAACGAGTATGCAGTTGTTGTTGGTGAAACAGATAAAGAGTTTGAGTTTAACTTTAAAGTAGAAAATATTAAGATTATACCTGGTGCATACAATGTTGTTGTATCAAGTAAGTTATTATCCAAGTTTACAAATACACAATATGATTTAAAATATTATATTGCGTTAGAACCAGATTCAACATTTGGATAATGAATAACATTGGATTGGAAGTTGTATTTTGGACTGTATTAACAGTCTACCTTCTAACAAAACTAGGAGTTTTTAAGAAGTGACTAATTATTCCCTTACTGAGGAGGAATGGGAATGTGTTAGAGTATGTGTATCAAATGCACCTATACCTTATGACATTACTAAGAAGAAAATACCTGGTGATATTCTAGAAAAGATAGGACAACCTATTAAAGAAGAACATGAAGGTATTACAAAAATGCATTACGATTTAACACAATTTGGAATACATGACAAATGAGAAAAAGACTTGGAGTTATGTGTTCTGGAAATGGAACCAATTTTCAAAATATAGTTACAAATCAATTATGTAATCATCATGAAGTTGTGTTAATGATACACAATACAAAAAAATGTGGTGCTGTTAAAAGAGCAACAAAATATGGGATACCTCATGTAAGAATTCCACATAAAAATGAAGATGATATGATAAAACTCTTTGAAGTATATCAGGTTGATCTTATAATACTAGCAGGTTATATGAGAGTATTAGAAAATCCATCTAAATTTCCTTGTCCTATTATTAATGTGCATCCATCATTACTACCAAAGTACAAAGGATTACATGCTGTAGAACAGGCAATGAAAAGTGGAGATAAAATAACAGGATGTACAGTTCATTATGTAAATGAAGAATTAGATGGAGGAGAAATAATTAAGCAAGCAGAAGTTCCAATATTTGAAACTGATACTATAGAGGAACTAACAGAAAGGATACAACGAGAGGAGTATCGTATTTTACCAGAAGTTATTGATTCATTATCATGAAATTAACACAAGAAATTATTGACCAAATACAAGAAGCAATGTTTCACACCAAAAAGGATGGTACTATCAACTGGAGTGATCAGGATGAAATTGAGGTGCAATTAGCAGGAACATTTGCTGCTGATAGATTTATTGTCATAAAGAATGCATCTAAGAAACCTTTTGAAAATGCTAAACCTCATCCTTACTTTGATTATGAGAAAAAGGTGTTTACCAAAGATGGTAGGGAAGAGTATATGAAAGAACAGAAAAAAAATGAAGTTTAAAGCAACAGTTTATATCAGACTAAGAGAGTCTGTATCTGATGCTGCAGGAAATGCAGTCAAAGCAAATGTTAATAGAGTTGCACCTGATATTAAAGTAGATAGATTAAGACTTAATAAACTGATTGAATTAACTTTTGATGCAGAAGATAGAAAAAAAGCAGAGGAACAATTGAATATACTTAGTGATAGAATGTTTGCGAATATAGTAATAGAGGATTGGGAATATGATTTGGAAGAAATTATAAAATAATTTGCAAAAAGTAAAACCAATGTTATAATGGAAGTAAGGAAACTTATTTCCATTTTTATTATGAATGTATTCGTGACTGAACCTTGCCCTTATAAATCGGCAGAGGTTCTACCTGACAAACATGTAGTCAAAATGCCATTAGAGACTTGTCAAATGTTGGCTGTAGTCTATTCTAAGTGGTATTATAATTGGGGTGATGAATTGCTCCATAAGAAAGACGGATCACCTTACAACACCAAGAAAGGTGCTTTCCGTGGACATCCCTGTACAGTATGGGCAGCAGAGGATATTAATAAGACTGCATGGTTAATCGCACACGGTGTTGCATTATGTTATGAATACTTTAAAAGGTATGGAAAAATACATTCATGCTCTGCTACAATACAAGAAGCAAGACAAGTCTTCTTTGATAAAACAAAAAAAGATTTATCTATTCACAAAGATGTAAAGAAATTTGCCTTTGCAGGACCTGATGAATTCAAACTTGATAAGAGTATTGACATCTTCACTGCTTACAAAAGATACATTGCATCTAAACCTTGGGTTGCAGCAAATTACCTTCGCAATCCATCTCGTAAACCAAATTGGATAACCTAAATTATGAACACATCAGCAGATCGCATCGCAGATGCACTTGAAAGAATTGCAACCATTTTAGAAACTGGGGCACACATTAATATTGATCACGGTCATATTGAACATATTGATCACGTTGATCATGCTACTATAGATAATGGTGATATTAATACTCACCCTAAAACTTATTAATGAAACACGTTTTATTTGATTTAAAAGAGTGTCCATCAGATCTTTTGGATGATGAAACTTATATAAAAGATAGTTTAATAAATGCAGCAAATGCAGCAGGATGTAAAATTATCAAAACAGAGATTCATAAATTTGAACCTCAAGGTGTGACTGGTTATGTATTACTTGCAGAGAGTCATCTTAGTATGCATACATGGCCAGAAAAGGGTATTGCAAAATGTGACATTTTTACTTGTAGTAGTAACAATGATCCAAAAGCAGCAGTAGAATATTTAAGAAACCAATTCAAAGCAATGGAAGTCCGAAGATGGACTTGCGACAGATCATTATGAAAGAATTTGATTATGAACTCGATTACAAAACCCTTGATTTTTCAGATGAAGAAAATCGCAAACTTTATCGTATTGGAAGGGGAGAACAAGGAGTACTATTGGTACGCCCTTATACTAACGATATATGCAATTATTGGAGATTCAAAACTCCTGATGAAGCAGTAAAATCTTCTAATAAAATTTTTGCAATGTATCTTGACTACCGTGATGAAAAAGATTTTATCGGTATGGATATGTGTCGTAAGTTTTTAGAGATGGGGTTTACCCGATCAAGGCGATATGCTAATCATCACACAGGAAAGAAATATGATGATGAAGGCAATGTAAGACCCCAAGAACCAGATCATGCTACTTGTGATTATGCTAAGTCTGCACAAGTATTTAAGAAAGTTAGAGATATAGTTGCAAAAAATGAAATTTATGTTAAAATGAGAAAACAATGGAGATCAGAGGAATGATTTTTTTAGCGTGTCCACCAGTGTATACATTACCTGGCACTTGGAATGATCCAGATAAAATTGCTAGATGCAATGAAACATTGATACCACACTTTACATTCAATCCTGATTATACTTTTGGGATTTCAATCGCAGTGATAACTATTTTGTTAGCAGGTTACGGTGTATACAAAGGATTTTTTGCAAATAAAGATTTAGTAGATCCGTGGGATGATCATGACGATTAATACTCAAGGAATGTCATATGGGACTAGTAAAGGCAATGGCAAAAGTATCGAAGAACAACGTGCAGCAATTCCTCCTATGGAAAGGAGAACTATAAATTTATTTTCAGATGCATTTAGAAAAGAATTAAAGGAACTTATTAATGAAATTCTAGACGAAAGAGATGGTAAAATTAATTGAAAAAGATGACCCTTTATTCTTTGAACAGACAAGTAGTAAACCATATGACAGACATCACTATAAGATTATTTGTAAAAATAAATCTTTTGTGGTAGAATCTTGGCATCAGGTTCAAGAATATTGGTGGAATAACCGAGAGTTCACACAATCATTAATTGAAGTGGTTGATAAACCAAAGAGTAAATCAAAAGGTTTTTTATAATGACAAAATTATGGAGAGTGTGGAAGTATGCCTTGGGTAGTTTCTCTGATGAAAAGACTAAACGATACGATAACCATATTGTTTTCGTACGTTCTATTATTTTCTTTTCTTATCTCGTTACTAACTGTTTTATTATTAGCGGAGTAATCCGTCATTGGAATGACTTATGAGTGATTTTATATGGGTCGAAAAATATAGACCCAAAACAATTGATGATTGTATCTTACCAGAAAGGATTAAAAAAACCTTTCAAGATTTTGTAAAGAAGGGTGAGATACCAAATATGTTATTGTCAGGTCCACCAGGTATTGGTAAGACTACAGTAGCAAAAGCATTGTGCCATCAACTAGGAGCAGATTATTATGTCATTAATGGATCGGATGAAGGACGTTTTCTTGACACTGTTCGGAACAACGCAAAGAACTTCGCATCTACAGTCTCTCTTACGAGTGACTCGAAACATAAAGTCATTATCATTGACGAAGCAGACAATACCACTTCC